TGAAGGTGCAAGAAATCAAGTTGACGGACCCTGATTTAGCCTACTTGGTAGAAGGCACGCAGATGTTTGATGACTATTGGCGCGACCTTCAGTGGGCGCAGAAGTACGCGATGGAAAACCGCCGACACATGATGAAGTCAGTCTTACAGGTGATTTCCAAGGAACTTTTCGGGGAACCGAACGCTGATATTAACCCAATGGTGCGCTACACCATGATGGTGAACTGTCACCACAACTATGCAGAGCGAGAGGAGCATTTTGGTGAAGAGGTCATTGTTACTCGTAAGGGGGCTGTGCGTGCTCGCGTTGGTGACTTTGGTATTATCCCTGGAGCGATGGGTGCCAAGTCTTATATCATCGAAGGTTTGGGAAATGCTGACTCGTATTGTTCTTGCTCACACGGCGCGGGTCGTGTCTTATCACGCGGCAAAGCCAAGAAGAAGTTTACCTTAGCAGATGTTGAAACGCAGACTGCGGGACTCATGTGCCGTAAGGACGCTGGTATCATTGACGAATTGAAGGAAGCCTACAAGGACCTTGATGTAGTCATGGAGAACCAGAAGGATTTGGTCAAGATCGTAGCCCAGTTGCGTGCGGTCTTGTGTGTGAAGGGATAGGTGATCTGCCGGTATGAGAAAAGTTGTTGCTTTTCTCATACCGCTGTGTTATACTAAAGGCTAAATAGCGGTATCACTGGAAAGGTATTATGAAAATTAAACGTCAATCAACACAATCGCGGGTGAACGATCTCCTCTCTAAGGACGAACCGACCTTTGGGATTATGGAACTTTCCCCTAATGAACTAAACCTCGCATTGAACTGGTATAACCAGAACAAAGAGAGGGATACCGCGCAAAAGTATCTGACAGATTACTGCAAAGCCAACGGCATAAAAGTCAAGGTCGCGCAGATTGAACATACGGTCAGCACAGTCGGATTTGTGTGCCGTATGCTGAGTCGGGGTGCAATGCTTGATGATAAGTCGCTCGCGTGGCTTTCTAAGCATATCAAGTGCATGCAAGCCATTGTGTTTGATGATAAGACACCCTCCGAAACCAGTATCAAGCCCAAGCCTCCCACCATTCAAGATCGCCTGAAGGAAAAATCAAGTCAAAGTATTGGTATCCTTGAAGGCGCAGTGGATGAATTCATCCTGTCAGATTTCAAGACGATTCCCAATACCCTCCAACTCATGCGTGAGAACGAAGTCAAGGGGTCGCATGGTCCCAACATCGTGAACTTTTTCAAAAAGTATCGTGATGAAATCCATGTTGCCATTGCTGGCACTGATCCGCAGATTGAAGAAGGCTATGACAATTATACTACCCCACAACTGAAAAAGATGGAAGCCCTCTACGATCAGATTATTTCCGACACGCTCACCATCATGGGTGAGGTTGCCAAGTCCCCCCGCAAGAAGAAAGCCAAGTCTCCTGAGAAACAAGTCAAATCCCTCAAGTATTCCCTGGAAGATAAAACCCTCAAGGTCAAATCCATTCCCCCACAGCGTATCGTTGGCTCTGAAGGGGTGTGGGTCTACAACTCTAAGACTCGCCTTCTGAGTTACTATGCCGCCGATGATGCAGCGGGATTGCAGGTCAAGGGCAGCACGCTCCTGAATTACTCCAAGCAGAAGTCCTCAGCCAAGAAGTTGCGGAAGCCTGAAGAAGTGATGCCCAAGGTCCTTTCAGGTGGGAAAGTGGTTCTCAAGAATCTGTTAGATTCGTTGACCACCAAGAATGCCAAGGTCACAGGGCGAATAAATAAGGACACCATATTGGTGAGGGTCACGGTATAATTATGATGACGTGGATACATGTGAATCAGCATAAAATCAGAGCCAACAAAAGGAATGGCACGAATGAACCTGTGATTACGGTCAGGCGCGGTGGAAAGAATACATACTGCCACCAAGTCCATATTGAGGGTCCCTCCGACGTGATCTATTCTGGAAATGAAAGACCATTATTGCCGTGCGGAGCGCGGGTCGCCGTTCTGACAGCATCACCTGTGACGATTATATCATGATTATTGTTGACTTTTCACAGATCGCGTATTCTTGCATCCTTGAGCACTTAGCCTCAACAAAGGTGGTTGAGGCGGACATTGATATGGTCAGACATGTGATTCTCAATTCGCTCCGATCTAACGTCAAGAAGTTCAAGCGTGAGTATGGCGAAGTGGTTATTGCGATGGATGATCGGAACTATTGGCGCCGGGAGTATTTTGCCCACTATAAAGCCAACCGTAAGAAGAACCGCGACAAATCTCCGTTCAATTGGACCAGCATCTTCACCTGCCTTGATACACTCAAGGCGGAACTTCAGGCAAACCTGATGTATAAGATCGTGAGTGTTGAAGGCTGTGAGGCTGATGATATTATCGGAGTCCTAGCCCATACCTATGCACCAAGTCAGAAGATCATGATTGTCTCTGGTGACAAGGATTTCAACCAACTCCAAGTATATGCCAATGTCTATCAGTATTCGCCCTTGTTGAAGAAGATGATTGTTGAGCAGTTTCCAACCGCTGCATTGAAGCAACACATTATTCGTGGTGACTCAGGAGATGGGGTGCCCAACATTCTCTCACCTGATGACGTATTTGTGACGGGTGGCAGACAGAAGCCTATCATGGAAAAGAAGATAATCACCTGGCTAAATATGGAAGCGGAAGCCTTCTGCACCGCAGACATGCTGCGAAACTTCAAGCGCAATGAAATGCTCATTGATCTGAAGCAGATTCCCGAAGCAGTCAAGACCAAGATTGCGGTAGCGTATGAATCGTCAGCGGCGCATGGTCGTAACCATTTCTGGAAGTATTTGATTGCGAGCGGATTGAGAGAATTGACAGCCACCGTAGAGGATTTTTAACCAATGAGGTCACTATGAATTTTGCAAGCGTATTGTTCAACGAGATTTTTGATGAATTTGACAAGCAGAAGAACCGCGAGAATCGGATTGCCGTGCTGCGTAAGTATGCAGCGAATATCTGGTTCAAGGAATTTCTGAACTATGCGTTCAATCCCAAGATCGTATTCGACATTGCTCAGATTCCCAACTACAAGCCTGCGGTAGAACCCGCTGGTGTGTGTTACTCCAATCTCAGCAACGAAATGCGGAGGCTCTATATTTTCATTGTGGGGCATCCGAAGCGCACAGTTAAGTTGCCCCCATTGAAAGAAGCACGAATCCTCAATGCCTTGCTTGGCGCAGTTCATAAGGAAGAAGCGGCATTGCTGGTCAAGTGTTTCAAGAAGGACTTGGAGATCAGATATCTCACCCCCTCGCTCGTCAAGGAAGCCTTTCCTGGCTTGCCATTTGAAGTGGCACAAGCCCAGGTTGAGGAAGCGAAGAAGCCAGAAGTGGCACAAGCCCAGGTTGAGGAAGCGAAGAAGATCAAGAAGATCAAGCCCACAGTCGCAATGACAAAGGTGTAATCATGGAAACAATTGTTGTCAAGAGAATCAGACTCACAGATGGAACCATCGTGTTGAAGTATCCAAAGACCCCGACATGGCTCTGGAACATGGAAGGATACTACAGCGTCCCAACGGATGATCGTCCAATGTATAAACTGTCCACCTTTCTAGTGGAAATGATGCGATGAAATCGTTTGCTGTGATTACTCCGACGATTGGCTCCAAGCATCTGAAGCGGAACATTGAGTCGCTTCGGGGGCAGGATTGCACCCACTATATTGTGGTGGATGGCAAAGAACATTGGTCTGCGTTGAACACTATGCTCATTGGGCCTGGTGGTGTTGGACTGTCACGACAAGAGAAATTCATTTCCTTAGATGTCAATGTCGGTAAAGGCTGGTATGGACATAGGGTTTACGCTGCGGCGTCCTTCCTGGTCAACGAAGATGTCCTCTGTTACCTGGACGAAGATAACTCAGTGTCCCCCAATTATATTGAGGAATTTCAGAAGGTGTTTGAGGAAGATAAATACTCCTGGGCATATACGTTGCGAACCATCATGGATGATGCAGGAGTCATGGTTTGCCAGGATAACTGTGAGAGCCTGGGGCATTGGCCTGTAGCATTCGATCAAACGAGAAATCACATTGACACCGGTTGTTTCGCCATACCGCGAGAAATAGCGGTGAAAGTCGGACATCATTGGTTTGGGCAATGGGGAGCAGATCGTCAGTTTTTTGCAGCCGTGAAAGCGTATGCACCGGAGTTTGGATGCACGATGAAGCATACGATGAATTATAGGATGGGGAGTGAGACCAGTCGGGCTTCAGTTGATATGTTTTTAGAAGGCAACAAAATCTCTGAGCGAACCTACACTGGTGAGAGGAATTACCCGTGGCACGTACTAAGAAACCGGAAAAAACTTCAGACACAGTTCACGTATCAGACGACGAATCCTTGCCCACGATAATTATACAGGAACCTGAAAACGATGTGATCGGGCAGGGGTTACTGGGGCATCATACCCATTTCCTCATGGGGGACCTTGGCAATGAGATTACAGCCAGGGCAATTCAGTGGATCGTGTTTGAACACACAGTTGCGGAACGCCCCGACCATATGACCTTGTATATCAACTCAGAGGGTGGGGACTTATATAATGCCTTCGCCTTGGTAGACATGATGAAGTTGTCGCAGATTCCTATTTACACAGTCGGCATTGGGAAGATTATGTCCGCGGCCGTCTATATATTGGCATGTGGTGCGACGGGGCATCGGTATATCGCTCCCCATACGGGAATTATGATGCACGAATTCTACACGGACATGGGCGGCAAAGAGCATGAGATCAAAGCCTCTATGATTGAAATGGCATACTGTCGGGACCGTGTGAATGAGTTGTTGGTGACGCATTGTGGGATTACAGAAAAGAAGATCAAAGAGAAGTTGTTACAATCCTCTGACGTGTGGCTAACCGCGAAAGAAGCGATCAAATTCAAATTAGCCGATAGTGTGCTCAACGTAATCCTTTAGGAGGAAGTCATGTTTCAGTCGAGACAGTTAGAGAAGCCAGTGCAGAAAACCAAGTTCCGTAAGCAAGCAGAAGAGGAAGTGAGAGACAAGCAAAAGAAGAAGCAGCAACAGAAACAAATGTCGCTGGATAGTCGGGGCTATGATATGTGGTTGGATGACGATGAGCAGTTCTCGAAATGATGTCTCTTCATGTTCCCCAAATCGCCGGTTTTCCGACAATGAGGACACGATATCTTTGTGGAATTAAGTTTAGCTCTATGAGCGATGGCAGTGGGACTATTCTTCATGGCTATGGATCGTATTGATTTGGTTTTCTTGGAATGGGGTTTGTAGGTCCTTCCCAAAGTCCCCTCTCCACCAAGAGTCATGTTGTAGCCATTTCCGTAAATAAAATGTGTGTTAATCTCTTGGATAAGTCTACTCTCCATGACATCAAGAGTATGTTTGGAGTTTTCCGATTCATAGATAATTTCCCATTTGAAATTGCCAGTACCATATTTTCTGATGGCGCGATGGAAGATGTTATGAAATGCTTTATGTGCAGGATTGCGCGAAATTCGTAGATGTTCTCGTTTTCTGCGTGGCCAGGAAGAATCAAATCCTATATAGGATTTACCATTGACGATGTTTGTTGCACGATAAATAGTTGACATAACCTTATTTATGTGGGAGGATGATACCAATGGCTGATGTAAGACAGGAAATTTTCAACGCAGAATGCGCGGTCACCGCTGCCAAACTTGTCTATAAGCAAGCAGAGGAATCTCTGATGTTGGCACAGGAAACCCTAGAGGCTCTGAAGCGCCGGGCATCCTACACCAACGAGAATGTTGCAGACACAAGGCAACTCCTCAATGGCTGATATCCTTCTCGTAGATTGCAGAGGGTTGGAATGCCCTCTGCCGATTATTCAAGTTCGCCTCGCCCTGAACAAGTCTAAAAAGGGTGACGTGCTAATGGTCTATGCTGATGATGAAACCTTTGATAGCGAATTCAGCCGTTTTTGTCAACTTGCCGATATTAAGCTACTTGCCAGGGTAGAACGAGGCGGTTTTCGTGAGTATGAAATCCTCGCCCTTACATAACCTAACAAAAACAACCACTTAGATATGAAAATAGTCCTTGACTCTTTCGCCAGATATGCTATACTTATAGTATGGAAGAACGTCTAGTATACTGGGTTGAACAGGAAAACGTGTCAAGCTGCGAATGCTGCCCTTCGTATCGGTATGTGGTGCAGTCAAACAAGGCGGATAGTCTGTTCGTATCTTCTTCATCTGAAGAAGCCGATGCAGAGTGTGATAGATTGGAAAATGATGCTAAACACTAAAGAACGTGCCTTGTTATTTGCCACCGCTGCGCATGCAGCCGTGGGGCAGAGGCGCAAGTATACAGAGACTCCTTATATCGTGCATCCTATTGAGGTAGCAGAAATCGTGCAGAGTGTGAACCACACGGATGCAATGGTTGCTGCTGCCTATTTGCATGATGTATTGGAAGATACGAAAGTCACAACGAATGTGCTGCGGGAAGAGTTTGGCGATGAAATCACTGCCTTGGTGCTGTGGTTGACTTCGTTAGGCGTAGAAGGAAATCGCGCCGAACGCAAAGCCTTTGATTGTGAATTTCTAGCACATGCACCTGCCGAAGCGCAGACCGTGAAACTTGCCGACCTGATATCAAACACCAGCACCATTGTTCAGTATGACCCCAAGTTCGCTAAGGTCTACCTGAAAGAGAAACTTGATCTGTTGGAAGTCCTCACGAAGGGTGACAAAGAGTTGCACAGACGAGCGTATGAATTGTGTTGGAGGGGGTTA